TTACATTACCGGAACATTGGATTGTTGTGTCACATTTTTCCGCAAATGACATTGTACTAACCAATAAAAATATCGACAAAACATATTTCATTTTTTACCCCCTTTATTAAATTTATTTTTTAAATATTGAATTCCAATTTCGTACAAATCACCGATTGCATTATCCAATGTTGAAATCAATTCGTTTGAAATCCAACCAACAACAAATGATATTAAAATGACAATTTTTGGTGTTGCCTCATGATAAAACACTTCAATCACACCGGTCACCGAATAGGTTAAAATACCGGCAATGACACACGCCAAAATTATTGTCGGCGGTTTTAAATGCTTTTTTAGACCTTTCAGAAACGCACCCAACATTCCAATTCCCATTGCGATAATATCACCAAAATTTTCCATCCCTTTCATTGTCTTTTATTTATAGTATGTACGTTTATTTTTAAATTTATCGGAAACTTTACATGTCAATTTTGCTTTTCTTGAAAAATCGTAATATTCAACCGATGGGCTTTCATCAACAATCACCGCGACATCCTGATAACGATACGAATGATTGTGTGCATTATAATCCGAAATGAATAGTTGGTTTTCACTTAAAAGAAATAAATCAATCAATGGTCTTGTAATGCATTCATCAACCGGATCGGTAAATATTTCATAACTATTTAAATTCTCGCGAATGACACGTTTCATTTCGCGGTTTTGATAAATAATATTATCGATTTCGGTGTTCGGTTGTCGATTGCCAATGTAACCGGCAAACCTAAATGTTGATTCAATTTCAGAACCTGAAAAATTGATTTGTTCAATTTCTTGATATCCATTAAATATTGCTTTTACCCTCGCGGTGTGCAATGCATTTTGAATTGTATATGGTTCTAAAATATATGTACCCCAAACAATCGTTCCAATTACGCCGGAAATATTATATTCAATTTCTATTGTGTAACAACCAACACCATCCGATGTCAATACCGCACCCCAATCAATAGTTGTATATCGTGCATTTTGTTCATTTATAAACTGATTTGATGTTGGTGTGTATGTTGTTGCAACACCATTCTTTTTCAAAATAAATGTTCCGGTATCACTCGGATCACTCAATTTTATCCATGCACTTGTGACATCGTTCTTAAATGAATCACCACTTGCATCACCTAAAACATTGTATTTACAACAACAATCCTTTAATCCCCTATCTTGTTCTTGAAACACTTCCGGCAATTTTATTGATTCATATCTTTTATATGTTCGGTCTTGATTTCCACAATTATCCTCCGGACATGGAACACCTAATGTTGTAAATATCTTTAAATTTGGAAAAGTTGTAGTGTCTGTCCAACCCAAAACCGGATTGGGATTTAATGATGCTTCAGGACAACTGACCGCCGGTGATGGTGCAAATCTTCCATATGTTGTTCCGCCACCTAAATCATCGGAATACAACCAAGATGTGCCACCTCCCCCAATGTCCCAAATATAAATATCTTGACCATCGTGTGTAAAATACCAATATGAACTTCCATTGTATGTTCCGGCAATCGGTTCAACATAAATTGTTGGGCCGGTTGTTGCTCTAATTGTAAGTTGTAGACAATCGCACATAATCTTTTAATATGTTTTTCTTAAATTAACAATATCGGTTGTGATTGAATTTGACGCACTTGCCGTTGCCCATTCCCAAGTTACGTTCAAATTGTTTCCAATTACTGTGTTGAAAGTTGTGTTATTTAACAAACAAAAGTTTGAACCCTCAAATGATGTTCCGGTATTTTGCACATAATTAAGTTCCCCCATTGTGATAATTGACGCTTGTGTTGGATTTCCAAGTGTGCGAATTGTAAAATCCAATTCAATTTCAAAAACCCGATTTGACATTGTCGGCAATTGAATTATGCCGGTGTCGGCAAGAATTGATTCTTGTGGCGTTCCGATGTTTGACATCACCCTAATTGTCACGTCCGAATTATTTAAACAACTTACAAATCCACCAATTTTACAATGAAATGAATCACCAATATTGAATTGAGCCGGTAACACTTGCAATGTTCCAACCGATGTTGCACCATCGAACAATGATGTTTCCGTTGTTGTGTTTGTTATCGGTGTCGATGCACTTGTTTGTGAATACATTCCTATTCCACTTATACCGGCTTTTAATACCGAACCCTTAATTTTTGCGGTTTGATATGTTGCACCATCCCAATAGTCGATGTCATAATAATCATCATCACCGAATGTTGTTCGGTTTAATGTGTATTGATTTATTTGTTGTCCCATTGTATTATGTTTTTATTTTTGTTTGTCCTGATGTGGTCAATTTTTGTTGTCCGTCTGTCATTAATTTCACAACGTCACCATCATTGCAACCTTTTATTTTTGATGTAAATTTTACACCATTTGATAAATCTATTTTGTCCGGATCAAAAAAGCATTCCAATCTTGCAACATCCGGTGTTGGAAATGTCAAATCACAACGCAAACCGCTTAAAGGAAATAATGGATTTGAAAGATTGTTGTCGTAATCAATCGCGGTTGATGATATCCAACGCGGATTCGATTCTTTTGGTTCAATAGTAATCATTCCCCAAACTGAATTAGTAATCCATGCCGAACCATCAACAAACGTGTGTGTTGCCACAACTCGCATCAATAATCCCTCCGTTACAACTTGAACATTTTGTGATGTGCTATCGATATATAATTCAATTTCTTGCAAAATATTCGGATCATGATTGTAGTCATCAATATTTATAAAATCGGTGTATTGATAATTGACCAATTCATCGATTCCATAATTGTTTGTTTCCGTTCGCACATTTTCAACAACCAAACGCAATTTCCAATCATCTTGATTTCCAAATGGTACATAATTCCGAACTTGTTTGTCAGGAAAAAAATCCGCATTTGCATTGATTTGTGCAATCCACGTTTCCCAACGATATATGTAAGGAAAGTATAAATTAACACCATAGGATTTCGCCGGAACTGAAAGTGTTGAATCGTTTGTCAAAGATGCAACACGTTTTTTTGATGTTGTTGGCAATTCAGTCAAAACCGGTGATTCTAATGCCAAAACCATTTGGTTGTTTACAATAGGAATTCCATTCAAATTGAAATTTACTTGTTGTAATGTAAATTTATCTTCGCTTGTAATGTTGTACGCTTCAATTCTCGCATTCAAAAAATTCATTTCGACATTTTCAGGGAATTTAAACTTTCCAAGAAATGCAAAATCATCTTCAACATTTCCGGTGTAACCCCTTACCAAATCACTTGAAAAAGTTGTGTTTTCTGAATGGTCAAAATAATCCGAAACAATCATTTCCAATGGTTGCGTTTCCTTTGGTGAACACGTTAATTGACCATTAAAAACCAACAAATTCACGTTACCAAATCGACACCAAAAATAGAATGTTCGGTCACCTTGTGAACGATTTGCCATAAAATTAGCAAATGCCGGTGATGGTGTGATTAATGCGGTGATTGTGTGTTGTGTTCCGCTTGTGACAATTGATTGATATTCCAAAAACCATTTCGCCGTTTCATCATTTGCTTGTGATACCAAACTTTGACCAACAAACATATCGGTTGTTGGAATCATCATTGCGTAATTTGTCGCGGTGTTTGGTTGAACCTTATAATATGTATCCTGACCGGAAACATAAGCACCACCAAGACCAAAATCACTTGATGCCGAATCCACAATGAATTCAATTGTTGTTGGTTCACAATAACTGATTTCCGAAATCGATTGAACAATTGTTGCGTCAATTACTCCGGTGTTAAATGGTTGATTAAACCAACCGGTGTCGGCATCATCATTAAATATTTCAATGGTATTGTCAAAGGGTTCGCCGATGTTTGTTTGCCACCTTTGTTTTGCGTATAATTTCAAACAATTGTTAAAATCAAAATTTGCGGTGTTGTACAACCCACTCATTTCGAAATTAATTTCCAAAGTGTAAAATCTTTGTGTTGCCGTTGATGATATTAAAGTCAAATTTGACGTTACCGCAAACATTCCCGATTTGTTACCAACTTGTGTTCCAAGAAAAGGTGACGCACCGGTCAAATCAAAATTAAATGTTGTGACCTCACCATCAATCAACGAAAATTCCGAACCTTGTGAACCATTGCCAACCATATTGACGTTTAATTCCAAACCATCACGTTGGTCTTGTGCTATTATTCGCACCGCTTCATCAGGCAATGTGTACCATGTACCCAAAGTTGACGCAACTTTTATTTCCGAACCCGAAACCCAATCAATCGTTGTTGTTGTCGAATCTAATGTTGCACCGGTTAATATTGTATATCTTAAAATTTCAATTGTTTGACCACTCCTGAAACCCTCCGATTCAAAATCACCACCAACCCATGTGATAATGTTTGTTAATCCGTTTTGTTGCAATGTATTTGATTCCGCAGTATTTACCGAAATATTTTCAGTAATTGACAATTCCGATTGTATAAAATCACCCACATTTCCGCGTAAATACGTTGTGACGTTTCCCCAAATATCGCGAAAACTATTATTTGTTATCGTAATCGGCATATTTTTGTTGTATGTTGATTATTTTATTCAAATCTTTTTCATCAAATGCTTTTTGCAAATCTTTATTGTCTTTTATAATCTGTGAAACCTTTTCCGGATCGTGTTCCATTATTGATTCCAACGCTTTTTGATTTATTTCACGCAATTTGTCCATGTTTTTGGACATTTCTTTTGCTAAATTTTTAAAATCATCCATTATTCATCAATTGTTAATGTTATCACCTTGTTTGATGCGTAGTTTTCACGTTGTTTGTACGTGATTTG